GACTCTTTAAGAGCCGTTCTGGTAAAAGTTGTAACAAGTTTGCTAACGAAAGAATCGTAAACTGACTTAGAAAAGTCAAAAAGCCCTTGAGCTTGAGCAACTTTACCACTTTGCCATGACAAAAGCATGGTCTTAAAAATACAAGCAATCTTATCAACAGAGGACGCACAATGTAACTGATAATGCAGAACACAAAGTCGTGTGGACAACTGTTTATTAGAATGAAGGTGTAAATCTTTAGATTTGCGTTGTATAAATAAATCGGTAGTACCCGAAATGAAGTGACGAATCACTTCTGAACAATTAGGGATATACGATTTCTTGAAGATTAATTCCATATAAGGAAAAATCATGGAGGTCTTAAAACCAGGGGTTGAGCTAAAGCCCCTGGTAATCCACATTTGCTGTAGATTGTAAGCACTCTCCTGAACATCATCGACCAGCCAATGAATTTCTTTGGCGGCTAGTGGACGACGTTTGCGTAACGAATGAATCTGTTTGATTATGTGATCTTGAGATTCGTGACGCTCTCGGACGTTTAATGAGGACTCAGATTCCTCAATCGGAACAGGTTCTGCTGCAAAGAGCCTGTTGAGAACAACTTCCTCGCTTAGGAATTGTTCGTGTTTCATAAAATAATTTTGTTTAGAGATAGATTTTTTAGTTTGTTTCATGATGGGTTTAAAATTTTAAAGTCAACGTGTACATGGATGCGGAGACTCGCGGGAATATAGTAAGGTTAATGATTTCAAAAAGATGTCAACAAATTTTTACAACATGACATACCACGACTTTTGCACTAATTAAGCGGCGTGGAATATCGTTACACAAACATGGCTACTCTCTCTAATTTAGCGAAAATAAGAGAGAGATTATGATGAGTGTGTAGATGTGTTGTTCTTTAATCCTGAATAGCCTACCCCAAAGGGAGGACTTAACCATCAGGAGATACAACGAAATGTTTAAATCAAAATGAAATCAAAAGTTATAAATAAGAGCCCGGGTCGCACTAACGTAGCAACACACGGCAGTTTCTTGCAGATACTGTCAAACCATGAACTCATAAGAACATAAAAAGGCCAATAAGAATTATCAAATCACCTCGAGCGATGCAAGCAAGAAGCAAGAGGATCAAATCAGTATCCTTGACCAAATTAATTCACCTAGACAAGCGAGTGAATATTTACTAGTTCCGTAAGTTTAACCGAATGTGGATTACAAAGTCCACAAACGAGATGCATTTTCCTTAAAAATGACTCAAAAATTAAAAGATTTAAAGTGTGAATAACACCTACGTCCTCAGGTTACCCATCATTTCAATAAGTAAAATCAATTTATGATACACCTCGCTTATATAAAGACAAAAACCTCTAAGCCTCGGGAGCCATGTTTCAATGTAAATGAATTTAGCAGAATCCAAATACAATGGTCATACATTAAAAGTGTAATTTTCTTATAGATGATCAGCATCAAAAGAATAAAATTGATCA